AATTGCTGATTTAGAATTAATTTCAACTAATGACCAATCATGTAATCCAATATACACATATTATTTTAATAATGATAATTCAATTTCTAAAAAACTTAATGAACAAATTGTTAAATATTATACAACCGATATTGATTTTTTAAAAGACACCCAAACACTTTTGAAGGAATATAAAAAAATTAATAATAAATATACTGAAACTGTTCCAAATTATAAAAACATATTAGACATATGGAATGAGTTAAAAACAGAAGCTGGATTCAAAGAAAAATATTATTACATTGATTGGGAAATCATCGAATTTTTAAATAAGTCAGATTTTTTTTTACAATTTATGAGCATATATAATTTATTTTCTCCTATTTTCTCTCTACTTGTTCCAATAATAATATTAATTATTCCGTTTATTATTATAAAAGCAAAGGGAATCCCTCTTACCATTTCCGAATATATTGACGTATTAAAATCTGTAGCTCAGCATAACGCTATAGGAAAATTATTAACAGTAAATTTTTCTGAAATAAACTTTCAAGAAAGAATGTATATACTAATATCATCTGCTTTCTATTTATTTTCAATATATCAAAATGTAATGATATGTGTTAGATTTCATAAAAATATGATTACGATACATAATCATTTTAATGAAATTAAGTTATATTTAGATAAAACTATATTGACTATGGAAAATTATTTGACCTATTCAAATGTTTTGACTTCTCAAAAAGAGTTTAATGAAGTTCTTAGAGAGAAATTAACAACCATTAAAGTAATTAATAATAAATTATCAAATATATCTAGTTACAACATTTACAACATTAAAAAAATTAAAGAAATAGGAACCATATTAAAATACTTTTATGAATTACATAGCGACAAAACATATGAAGATGCTATAATGTATTCATTTGGGTTCAATGGATATATTGATTGTATTGAAGGGTTAATAACAAATATCGAAGAGAGAAAAATTAATTTTTCTTTATTCATTCGTAAAACCAAAAAGAATGTAATTTACAATAATTATTATGCTTGTTTAAAAAATGATTCTCCTGTTAAAAATAATATTAAATTAAATAAAAATATAATTATTACGGGACCAAACGCATCTGGCAAAACAACTATTCTCAAATCTACACTTTTAAATATTATTTTCACACAGCAATTTGGTTGTGGATTTTATGATTCAGCAGAATTGACTCCTTTTAAACATATACATTGTTATTTAAATATTCCTGATACATCTGGAAGAGATAGTTTATTTCAAGCTGAGGCTCGTAGGTGTAAAGAAATATTAGATATTGTAAGAACACATAAAAACGAAACACATTTTTGTGTATTTGATGAATTATACTCAGGCACAAATCCTGATGAAGCTGAATTAAGTGCTACAGCTTTTATGGATTATTTAATAAAATATAAAACCGTATCTTGTATGCTTACCACCCATTTTGTAAAGGTATGTAAAAATCTTAAGGATAATAAACAAATAATTAACTGTAATATGGTTACCCAAAACATAAATAATATGTTGAAATATACGTATAAATTAACTACTGGGATTTCTGAAATAAAAGGTGGAATAAATATATTAACTGATATGAATTATCCAAAAGAAATAATAGATGCCACTATTGGAAAATACAATTAACAAATTATTTGACGCATAGTTTATAAAATATATAAGTAATAATCATGTTTTGCGTTATTTTTATTTTTCGGTCGGCATAAGTATTGCTGTCCATTTATCATTTGATTTTTGTATTTCATTATTATAAAACAATATTAAAGATGTAATAATGTAATAATGTATTAAACATAATTATGTCATTAATGTCAACACAAGTCACATTTACGGAAGTTTGGACTACTCATTCAAAACAATTTTATATAAATCCATATTGGACAGTAACTCAATTTTTAGAAAGTGTAAAACCATTAATAAAAATTGAGTTTTATACAAATGACTTTGAATTAGTTGAAAAGGGACAAATTATTAAAGGTATAGCATCAGAAGAAGCACCTGCTATAACTAATTCAGAAATAAAAATAAGGAATAAATGGGGATATAATTTAGATATATCCTTCTATGTAAGAAGAAAAAATTATGACTATTCTAAATTACGCCAATTAAGTATTAATATAAATGTAGATGAACTTAAAGATATTAATACATCTATAAACCCAATGATAATTAGTTTACCTATAGTAGATGAATGTCCTATATGCTTTGAAAATATGAAATTCATAAACAATATAAATAATTTTGGTTGCGCTCATAATATTTGTAACAACTGTTATGTAAACTATAAAATATTAAACTATACTAATTGTCCAATTTGTCGTAATGAATTATAAAGTTTTCTTTCGTACACCTTTGGATATTTAAAATCCGTGTAAATTAACAAAAATAATATTTATACATACTATATAATACAAATGATACATTTTTTAATATATATATTATGTTACGATGTATGGTATTATTTTATACATAGATTGCTTCATACAAAGTATTTGTATTATATCCATAAAATTCATCATAAAAAATATAATCCTGATTATTATGATTTTTATACAATTCATATTTTAGAACTCCCTATACAAAGCATGGGATTGTTATTACCTATCTACTTTTATGAGTTACACATATTTAATTTAATTTATGCTATAATGTTTATAAATATTCGCGGCATTATGACTCATGATAACAAATTTATTTTTTTAGTTGGGAATCACCATTTAAATCATCATAAATTCATAAAATATAATTATGGTGAGTATTGGTTAGATTATTTGTTTGGAACAATATATACGAATGAAAAACACAAAATTAAAAACTAATATAATTCGTTAGTTAATTAATTAAAATATATATTCTTTTTGTAATAAAATGGTATCTTTTTCAGATTTATTCAATCCATCATTTTTAATGTTTTTAGGAATATTAGTATTATCATTAGCTGTATTAGTTATATATTTTGAAAGTAAAATAAGAGACCAAAATCATAAAATTTCATCAATGCTAAGCGTTGTATCATCTTTAGCAGAAGAATTAAATGGAGTAAAATATGGTTTAAATCATTTATCTCTAACAGGCGGAAGAAGTGATATAAGGAACAATACAGTAAACCAACCTAGTCATTTAGAACAAACACAAATGTTTTTCAATAGAAATAATTTAATTACTGTTTCAGACGACGAAGCTAGCGAAAACGACAGTGAAAATGACAACGAAATAGATGATGATGAATTATCAGAAGTCGATGATTTTGATAATGAATCAAATGGTTCTTCAGAAATAGATGATTTGTCAATAGAAAATTATATTGATGTGAATAATGATATTAAATTTTTAAATTTAAATGTTAGTAATAACGCTTTTGATATTGATGAAACTGACGAAGTATCTGTTGCCGATTCAGTATCTAGCAAAAACTCTAGTTTAAACGATATTTATTCTGAAAACATATTGTCATTGCCTAACGATGATATAAAAGAAGAATCTCAACCCAACCTATCTGAAAATACATCTTTAGAGTTAAAAACTATCAACATTAATTTAGAAGAACATATCGAAAGTATTGATTATAAAAAATGTTCTTTAACTAAGTTAAGGAGTATAATATCCGAAAAAGGGTTATTTTCTGGTGATATTTCAAAATTAAAAAAATCTGAGCTTCTCAAATTGCTTGGATTAGAGTAAAAAATTTATTATAATTATAAAATATATAAATGAGTTGGGCAACTTGTTACGCTGGGTCAAATAATATTCATTTTAATTTTCCGCCTCTTATGTCAGATGGTCGCAATCATTCATCGTGGCAACCAGATGCTGTAATTAATCAAAGAATTCAACAACAAGAAGGCATTCATTCTAATTGGCAATATCGTCAGTATTTACAAAATAACGGTCTTAAAATAATGAATTATAATAATTTAGAAGCGTGTCATGATTTGGGTTTAGATACACATGTTCAATCAGGTAATACACCTTCTAGTAATGTTCCATACAAATTCAAATCTACATTTGATACAAGCAAGCCAGGATTTGGTTATTGTAATAGCGACTTAAAAAATCCATACATCAGTAGAGAACAGTTAAATGCTAGAATGGTTTCACCATCTATTAATCCTGCTAATTACCAAAATACAATACCTGGTATAAAAATGTAATTTATGTAATAAACAATATAATACTAAAATTAGATAGTTTAATATTATATGAAAATACTTTCTATTGATGTTGGAATAAAAAACCTTGCTTTTTGTCTTTTTGAAAAAGAAGAAAACTCCACACATTTTATAATTAAAAAATGGGATACAGTAAATATTTCTGAACAATCAACTTTAAAATGCGGATTTATTGATAAAAATGGTCTATGTAGTAATCCAGCTAAATTTAAAAAAAACGACATGTGTTTTTGCCTTAAACATTCAAAAAAGCAGCCATTTCAAATACCAACATCTGAACAAAAACAATCTTTTATTAATAAACAAAAAATACAAAAGTTACAAGAAATCGCTAATAAACATGGAATTAATTATGATACTAAAATAAAAAAAATAGACCTACTAAATTTAATAAATGAACATATGAATAATGTTTATTTTCAACCAATTGAAACTCCTAATGCTTCAGATGTTAATTTATTTGAAATCGGATTAAATATATAACATCATTTTGATTTATTATTTTCAACTGAAAATACTATTGATTATGTTATAATTGAAAATCAAATTAGTCCTATAGCTACTAGAATGAAGACAATACAAGGGATGATTGTTCAATATTTTGTAATGTGTCAAAATCATGTAGAACACGTTGAATTTATTTCAGCATCAAATAAACTTAAAGACTGTAATGTTAAGGAAAAAACGAAATACAGTGATAGAAAAAAACTTGGCATTGCTAAATGTTTAGAAACAATTTCATCAGATTTTAGGTTCATTGAACATCTTGATTATTTCAATACACATAAAAAGAAAGACGATTTATCCGACTCTTTTTTACAAGGAATTTGGTTTATAAATAATAAAAACTTTATTTTATAATTTCTATTTTATCAATTATGATTTACGATAATATATATTTTAATTCGTATTACTTAAAATTAAATGTTCTATTTAATGAATAATAATGGTTGATATGATTGAAATTTCTGATTTGGATTTTAACGAGGATAGTTTTGGTGGAGGATGGGAAAATAAATCTAGTAATTTTGGTGGCGGTCTAGAACTTTTAATGAATGATAAAATTAAAGAAAATTCTAAACCTTCTAGTGATATAGATTTAGAAGATTTAAATAATTTAGAAAATGAATTGAATGACTTAGTTGAAGATGTTCCTATCAATAGTTTTAAACCTAAATCCGACTTCTTTGGAAATCCTTCTTCATCCTTTGATGATAAACCATCCGTTAGATTTAGTGATAACAGTCCTTCTATTGGCGAATTTACTGCTAAAACCGAAAATGATAATAAAACATGGGATGGTTATGGGAAGTTTAATAATATTCCTATGAATCCCGATAAAGCATTTCCTACTGAACCTAAAATGTCTAAGGAAGAATTGCTTAGAGAGAAGTTTAAGTTTTTAAGAAAACTTGAGGCTCTTGAGAAAAAAGGGGTTGAATTGTCGAAAAAGTATACAATGGATTCACCACTCCAAGAAATGCAAGGTGAATATGAAACTATTATGGATGAAAAAACAAAACAAAATTCTGTTAAATTTCAAGGCAATATGCTTATGGCAGTAATTAATGGAATTGAATATTTAAATGGCAAATTTGACCCGTTTGACATTAAATTAGACGGATGGAGTGAACAAGTTAATGAAAACATTAATGATTATGATGATATTTTTAGTGAATTATTTGAGAAATACAAAAGTAAAGCCACTATGGCTCCTGAATTGAAGTTATTATTTCAACTTGGTGGAAGTGCTATGATGGTTCATATGACAAATACAATGTTCAAATCCGCAATGCCTGGAATGGATGATATTTTGAGACAAAACCCTGATTTAATGCGTTCTTTTCAGTCTGCCGCCGTTAATTCAATGTCTCAGACAAGCCCTGGATTTTCTGGTTTTATGGGAAATTTAATGAATCCAGAACCTACACCATCGCAAGGTATGGGACCTCCTCCTCCATTAGCTACTCAAGGACCTAATGCTATTCCTACCCCAATGGGAAGACCTGGAAATAATAACTACTCTAACAATCGTCCTGATTTGAATTTAAGTCGCAGTTCATATGGAGGAATAGATGACGGAATTAGTCTTAGAGAAAATTTTGAAAGACCTGATTTTCAAGACAGAACTTCGAAAAGACCAACACAAACACGTCCTGATATGAAGGGACCTAGTGATATTTCAGATATTCTCTCTGGTCTAAAAACAAAAACTATTAATATTCAACAACCAACCCAACAACAATCACAATCTTTAAATGATAGCAGCACTATTAGCATTAATGACTTGAAAGATTTACAAGGTGATGGTAACATGCCTAAGCGTAGTCGTCGCAAAAAATCAGCTAGCAATACCATAAGTTTAGATATATAAAATATTTACTTACAAATTTTTACATTTTACACAATTTATTTGAAGTTATTTACATAAATAATTTCAAAAACATAAATTTAATTTGTGGTTTTATTCATGACATATAATTAAATACATTATATATTGTATTGCGTTTCCATATAATTTACCATAGGATAACCATAAACTAACCACAATCTGGAAGTGTTTATAATGTCAATATTTTTTGATTCAGGTATATTTGTAAATAAGTCGTTTTCTTTTATAAAATCATATATGGGTTTGTATTCATCGCCTAGTTTTTTATTATCATATGATAAGTCATTTAATGTAAATACAAATGTTTTATCGTCTAAATTTGTATAATATTGTGTAGTATTTTGATTTGGGATGATAAAACAAATAATATATTTTATGTTTTTATATTTATTATCTATTACATTTTGTAATTTTTTGTAATAATTTACTTCATCACAATAATTATCTCTGCATATTGTTCGTAAAAAACACACTTTGACATCCTGCGATAGTAGCTCATTAAATCTATTAATTTTTCTATTATATGAATCTATTACATCTTGGTCCCTTAAATCTTCGTGATAAAACCCTATAAATTCTCCTATGAACGATGTACAATATTTATAATTGTAGTTAATTTCTATTTTTTTAGGAAAATAGTTTTCAAAATTATTTTCAATACAATCTATTACGCCTTCTATAGAACTTCTTACATAATCAAATGGATAACTTGGGTTACATATATTATTTTGTATAAGCGATATTTTTGTTCCGCACCAACCACCAAGCGAAATAAAAATCATAATATATTTTTATAAAAAATATTTTTATAAAAATTTAATTTACACATTATCTTTCTTTGAAACTATGGATACATCATTCTTCCAATATATATTTCTTAATTTAGTTTTTAAATAAAAGTTATGAAATATAGACGGTGTCCATTTATAAATTTCAACCATGGTAAATCTTTTATG